CGTCGAGGAGACGCCCTGGGAGCGCTTCCTGAGACTCAAGAAGGAACAGGGCCTCTGACCGTCCTGAGAGGCCCAGAATCGACGCGGCCCGGCGCAGGTCTCATCACCTGCGCCGGGCCGCTTGCGGTGGAGTGGCGGCAGGTGGGGCGGCGCTCCCGGCCTCGGTGCGCCGGCCCCTTCGGAACAGTCCCAGGACGAGCCCCTGGACGCTGCCGCGCCCATCTCTCGGATTGTAAGCCCCGGCCTGGGTCAGCGAGGCGAGCTTTGTCCGCAGCTCGGCGGGTCAGCGTAGAAGGGCCACCTCCGAGGCACTTGACCGTTCTACACGCTGACGGTAGTAAACCTACCCATATCGAGCCTCGATGTCAAGCGAAATCCAGGAAAAGGTGGGTCCGACGACTGGGGAGGCAATCCAGCCGCCGGACCCGGGCAGATGACCCACGAGGGGCCACGTCTACGACAGCAGGCCGTGGTTGACCAGGGCCGTGCGGATCGCGTTGACCTTCGCCACGAGGTCGGCGAAGTTGTTGTTGATGTTCGTGTCGTCGCCCGAGCCCGAGATCGCCACAAGCGTGTCGTTCGCCGAACCCCCGGTCGAGTCGGTGAGCGCGGTGACGGCTTCGGCATCCAGCAGCGCCACGCGCTGCCATGACGTGCCGTTCGAGCCGTAGATGGACCAGCCCAGGGTGGAGTGGTCGACCATCACCAGGCAGCGGTCGAAGCTCGCCGCCGGAAAGGTGGCGGCGAGGTCGGACTCGTCGCCCGTGTGCTCGTGGATCGGAAGCGGCCCGTTGAACAGGGCCTCGTCGTTGTCGTCGATCTTCTGGTGCCAGTTCTGGATGCCAGAGTCGATGTCGTTCTTTGCGGGCCTAGCCATGTCAAGCCTCCTAGCTGACGCGGTTGATGGTGAGCGACTGGCTCACCGGAGAAGAGTAACCGTTCGCGACATGCGTGACGCGAACTTTGAAGGCGCTCGGTTCGCCGCCGAAGTCGGCTACGAGGTCAGCGTTGTCGTAGGTGTATTCGGCGATCTCGCCGTCTACGGAGTACGTCCCCATCACCGCATCCCCGGTGGTGAGGAAGTCGATCTGGATGGCGCCGGGCACCACGGGTGCGCCCGTGACTTGACCTGCGTTCTGGCCGCCGCACCCGGTTTGCTTCGTGCCGGTCGAGATCGCCCAGCCGATGGTGATATCGTCGCCGGTTTGGAAGGCAGGTGAGTTGCGGTACGGCGCGCGAACGTGAACGTAGTCCGGTGCGATCGGAACCTGCCCTTTTGCGTAGACCTCGTTGCCGTAGGGCGGCACGGAGTCCAACGAGACCTGACCCCCGTTCGTGCCAGGCTGCGACTTGACCCACAGGCTTCCCTCTGGCACGAGCAGGCCATCCGTGAATTCCGTGATGGAGTCCGGGTCCACGATGAAGACGACCGAGCCTGCCGGGTGCGCCAGCTTGCGCGTGTCGTAGCAGGCGCGAGCGAGACCATCGAGGCGGCGCTGCGTGCCGCTCACGATGGTGGTCTTCTGCACGATGCATACCTCCGTGCCCGCGCTGGACACGATGACAGCGAGCTGCCGTCCGAGGCCCCAACTCGTGAGGTCCGCCGAGTAGTCCACGGCAGACGAATTGTCAGGACCCAGCTCGGTGAAGACAGGCCCCTGCTCTAGGTAGCCCGGACCGTCGGCATCGAGCGATGCGTCCAACGTGCCCCCGGTCTGCACGTTCGTGTCGTTGCCCTTGAGCGTGTAGGTCGAGTTGTCCTCGGAGAAGTGGATTGACGAGAAACTGATGTTGGAGTTCGCGCGAATGCGCGGCACCATGACGTAGGGGGTTGCGGGGAAGGTCGAACCGAGGAGCTGCTCGGGGATCTCGACCCACCTGAACTCCTCGTCGATCTGCGGGTCCTCGGGCGGATCCGTTGTGCCACCCTCGTTCGTGAGGAAGCTAGACAAGGGGACGCCGTAGAAGTCCGGGATCACGGTTAGTTCGACACGCTCTGTGAGAGGGTCGATCGCGACCGATGTCACACGAAGCACCTGGTCGAAGCCTTCGACGATGATCGCCTGTCCCGGCAGCAGATCGCGCGCCTCGCGGCTCGCATCCAGCCGAATCCTCGCGCCTTTGGCAAGCTCCTCTGGCGATCGCAGCTCTGAGAGCGCGGCAGCCGTGGAGAACAACGTGGTCGAGACGATCGGGACCTTTCGCGCCCGCTGGTGTTCTGCGAAACTAGCCTGTCCGTCTTCATCCACGGCGATCGTCACGTCACCGTACAGGTTACCTCGCCCGCTGAACGAGAAGATCAGCCGGTCCACAGGCTGATCGTCGTGGAGCGTCTCGATCTCCGGGAAGCGGTCGGCGTGGATGTCTTCGACTAGGGCTGCCAGTGTTCCGGAGGGGAGGCGCACGCGCTGGAACAGCATGTGCCCCGTCGAGGTGTCGATCGGCAGCATCGTGCCATGATCTTGCAGCATTGCACCCAGCATCGCTTCGGCAGTCTCGCCCTGCGTGCCAAAGATGGAAGACCGCCACCCGCTGGTCTCAGCCTCGATCCCCAGTTCTTCGAGCGAGTCGGTGTCCCACGACTCGACGATGTGATTCGGGTCGAGTTGCAGCCCCAACGGCCAGTCCGCGAACAGCAGCTCTCCGATGACGTGTGCGATGTTGGCATCGTCCTTGTTGTCCTCCTCCCACACCTGAATGGAGCCTCCGCCGGTCGCTCCAAGCGTGCCGTCCTGGAGGAAGATGCGCGTGGCGGGCGCGTAGGTGAAGTATGGGGAACTGCCAGACTGGATCTGCACCACCTCCGAGCGCAGCACCTCGTAGGTGCCGTTCGCCAGGCCGGTTCCCGTCAGCTCTACATCGAACGTCGGCTTGTAGCGCGCGGTCAGGTCGCCCTCGACTTGCAGGTAGCCGGTATCTTCATCTGCGTGGGAGAGCGCGTCGGTTACAGCATCGCTAGGCCCTGTCAGCGTGCGGTTAGGCTCGTACCACGACTGGGACTGCGTGAGCCCGGCCCACGAAGGGCGGCGCTCCATCACGTAGTCTACGATGTTCCAGGTCTGGCCTTGGAGGCGCTTCTTGTTCCACACGACGTAACAGGCGTGCGGCCAGCGCGAGCTGACAGACACGCGGTTCGCGTTGCCCAGGAAGTTGTTGATGGGCTGGTCGGGCTCGCCCCAGTAGATTGTGAACGAGCCCTCCGCGCCGAGATCCACCGTGGTTCCGCTGGGGTGAGACTCAGAGGTGATCGGGCCGGTGAAGATCGTAGTGCCGCCTTGGATGATCGAGTGCAGCGCGAACATAGGACCGATGCCGAGAACGTGCCACCCGGCCTCGTAGACCACATCCGTTTCAGGGGCGTCACCGCCGCCCTTGCCCCCACCGCCCGCCGACTCTTTGCGGATCTCGCGATCGCCAGCCCAGCAGAACACAGGGCCGATGCGGCGGATGCCTACGTGCCAAGGCGTGAACGAGCCTCGGATCGAGAGCGTCGTGGGCTTGTCGGACTGGATCGGAGAGTCTGACTTCTTCGCGAGCATCTGGCCCGCGATGAGCGCCAGGCCGGTTGAGATGACGGCCCACGCGAGTTGAGTCCACGCGAGTTGCGTTCCATCAGCCTCGACGGCCGTCCCGCCGAACTGGAGGACGCAGCCTGCCATGAGCACGCTGACGGCCAGCAGACACTTCTGGTAGAAGCGCGGGCGATCGCAGTTCCAGTTGTAGCTCACGTCGTCCACGCGACGCCAGAACCATTGAGTTACTCGGCGCATTCTTGCCTCCAGCGATGCTTGTCCTCGATCCGGTAGACGGCGTAGAGAATCTGTTGTTCGAGGAACGACCATCCGCCCTGATGGAAGCCGCACGACGGCTGGGCGTGCCACAGCTCGTTCTTGCGCGGCCCCACGATCTCGACGTGGCCCGGACCCCCTCCCGGAGCGCCCGTCACTACGATATCCCCCGGCTCCACCTGGAAGACGCCTTGCTCATCAGGCTCGACCTTCGAGCACGGCGAGTAGCGCCGCATGATCTCGCGCACGGTGCGGATCGCGCCAGCTCGGTCATGGATTGAGGCGTCGTGTGGGAACCCGGCAGGCCGCATTCGCGCGCGCCCGTCGAGCGCGTCCACCACGCCGAAGACGCTACCCGTGCAGTCCGCCCCGCGTTGCGGGAAGGACTGGCCGGACTCGTAGCGCGTGCCGCGCCAGCGCTCCAGCTCGGCTGCCAGCGCAGTAGCGATCTCAGGGTCGCCAGGGTTCCACCCCAGGCGAGGTCGATAGACGCGGTAGCCCCTCATTACGGGGTCTCGAAGTTGGGTTGGTGGGCGGGGATGGCGTAGCCGAGGCCCAGGAAGAACTCCTCGGCGTTCCAGCGCGCGCGGCACGTCTCGACGGTTTTGTCGCAGCCCGGCACGAACCTGATGGAAGCTGCACCAGCGAGAATCCAGTCGCTCGGCACTGGGTTGGCCATGTACGCCTTGGTCGTGTCCACGTCTCCGTCGTAGTCTCGGATTGCGATGCGCAGGCCGTCCTTCTCAGCGTAGCCGCGCTTCCAGTAGCGAGCGTCGGTTGACCCCGGCGTCGTGAAAATTCCCGTCGTGACAGTAATCTCGGTGCCGTCCGCAGAGTCAATCTCGGCCAGTACCTCTACGGGAGTCACGCCGCACCCTCCCTTGAACAAGGTCCAGGCACAGTGGTGGTTGCACGGCAACCCCATCGCGATGTCCAGGCGCGACTTGATCGGAAGGGAGAAGAACGCGGCTTGGTTGTTCTGCCCCTGGTAGTTCTTGATCGTGCGCCTGACTCGCCCCGCATACAGGATCTTCTGTGAGGACTGGTCGCCCGTGAAGAGGCCCTGCGTCAGCTCCTCGATGATAACGTAGATCGGAGAGTGGGGCACGCCGCCACTGGCGCGCGACACGAAGCTGTCGAGGGGCAGCACGATGCGCAGTTCACGCTTGTCGAACGTCCCTTCGTTCTCGGGGATCGCCAGCTTCATGCGCGGCTCCGACGTGTGACCTAGGAAGTCCTGGTCCCAGTCGGTGTAACGCGCCTGCGTGGCGAGGCCGGCCCCGTAGAAGAACGTCACGAGGACGAACCCCTCCTTCTCGGGCCGTGCGTATGCTTTCACCATGGTTGCCTCCTAGACCTCGAAGTCCAGCTCGTTGAGCACTTCGATGATGTCGATGCCGGCCGTGCCGCAGCCGGTGTGCTCCCAAGTCTCGACGAACTCATCCTTCGTGAAGCGCACCAGTCTGGCGCGCGCGACGCGGTGGCAGTCGGCGACCAGGAGTCCAGAAGGCATCGGGTCCCCAAACGAGAAGCGGAACACTGTGAGGATCTGGAGGATCGAGTCCACGTCGGTCACGTAGTGCTTGCCGTCCGACATGACCAGCCCCAGGGCCTCGAACTCTTCCTGCGTGTCCGCAAGATCAAGGTCGTTCTCTGAGATGCCCACGAATGTGCCATTGGTGTCGATATCGACCAGTTGGAAATACTGGTCCTGGTCGATGTGCCAGAAGCTGCGCAGACGACCCCGGCGCGTCTCGAAGAACTCCAACGCGCCCCAGATCGTGTCGCGATCGCCAGTGACCTCGAAGCGGTGCGTCTGGCGCGAGCGATCGCCCTCGACGCTCACGAAGTCGGCACGACCGCCTCGGTTCCTGTTGCCCTGTCGCGAGCGGCCTTTGGAGATGCCGCGAGTCCAGTCGGGCTCCTCGTACCAAACGGGGCGTTCGTCGTGCGCCAACTCTGCGCCAGAGGGGTTGTCTGACTTGATCGGAGGAAGTTGCGACGCGCCAGGAGCCTCGGTGACGGTCATCTTCACTGTGGGCACACGCGCGGTCGAATAGTCAGCATCCGCCTCCAACACGATCTCGCAGTCCATGATAGGAAACACGAGCGATCCTGCCGCCACATCCACGCCGAGCGCGGAGGTGAGAGTGATGGTCGCGTTCGTCATGTCGCCGATCTGGTGGAAGGAGTGCGACACAGGCTGGTGGCAGAAGTCAAGCTGCACGATCGCGATGCGCGCTCCTGGAAAGAAGCGTCCCTGATCCGTCCGCACGTTGATTGTCGTGGCGCTGCTCAGGTACGAGGCGTCAAGTTCCTGCTGGTCCATGTAGATCGGGACCTGGAACCTCTGATCCCCCAGGCGGCGCAGCAAGACCTCCAGCCGTTCGAGTTGCTCCAGGGAGTTGATGCCCGTCACCGTCTTGGAGTCGCAGATCGTCCATTCCAGGTCGAGAGTGCGCGTAGGCTTCACGCCCAGGCCCCGACGAGATTCCGCGCCAGAGTCGGGGGAGATCGATACGTCGGTGCGGAACGATGTGGACAACTTGGCTCGCGTCGCCCAGTTGTGAAGGAAGATGTAGGCATCGTCCACAAGATCCAGCGGGGAGACCAACCCCGCCGAGCCCTGGCGAGCGAGAGCTTCGATCGAGAAACGAGAGACCTGCACCTCGTCGGGGTTGTCGCCAAGCGCAAGGACTTGGGTATCAAGACGAGAGACGGCTGCCGCAGCGTCGCCCGCCGCCAACACCTCGATCGCGAAGCGTGAGACCTGCACCTCGTCTGGGTTGTCGCCGAGAGCCAGGACGTGGGAGTCAAGGCGCGTCGCTGCACAAACCTGAGGTTCTATGCCTAGAACCTCCACGACCGCGCGCGAGACCCGCACTTCGTCGGGGTTCTCCCCCAGCGCAAGCACATGCACATCGAGCCGGTTGGCAGAGCCCACCGAGCCCTCGTCAGCGAGGACTTCGACCGACTCCCGGGAGATTCTGACTTCGACCATGCCTCCGGTCTCCTACCTAGCCGTTGTTGACTACACCGAGTTGGATCGAGTCGAGGTCAGCGAATATCCAGTCCGCCAAGGTGTTTGGATCGTCCTCAGCGATCACGGCCTGTGCCTCCATGGTAGTGCTGTCCACGTTGAGAGCGGTGCCGAACTCCGTCTGCGCGGGGGTGCCCGTGGTCTTGCGCCACATGAAGCCGATGTCGAGATCGCCCGTGGTCTCCATGCGCGCATGCAGATCCATGCGCACGCCGATGATCGACGCCTGATCCATGAAGTCCATGGTCCCAGATACCCCGCCCATCTGAGCGAGATGGATCTGACCTACCACGTCGGACGTGAGGCGGTCATCGTCCTCGACCGAAGTGGCAAGCTCCTGCCAAGCGTCCTCGGTGTCAGTCGCCGTCTGGAGAGTCCACTCAGTCGTGTCTCCGTCGCCACCGCCCACGGTAGTGATCTTCATGGGAGTCACGAAGCACCTACCCAGGAAGTCGTTGTTCTTCGCGCCGGTCGAGTCACAGACGTACAGGCTGTCGTACGCGGAGTTGTCCGAGACCGCGCCGGTAGCGAAGGACATCACGAACGAGTCTGCGCCTGCCGAGGTCTGGTTCTGCGTGTCCACGTTGGTGACGCTGGCGTCCCATGTGAGAGTCTCGAAGCCGCCGCTGGGGTTCGAGGCCGTCTTGAGGCGGCGGAATCGACCTTCGATGGAGCCCACCGTGTTGTCGATCGTCACCTTGAACTCGAAGTAGACCCACGAGCTGTCGGAAATGTCCGACAAACTGAACGCCTGCTCGGTCTTGGCGATCTCGGACGCGCCCCGCATGACGCGCCAGCCGTAGTACAGGCCGCCAGGCTTCGCGCTGACGGGAGTGTACTCGTAGACCTCGATACGCACCTGCTCGCCGTCCGTGTTGTGCAGAGCGACGTAAGGGGCGGTCCCGCCGGTGACGAGGCTAAGCGAGTCATCGGAGCGGAAGGCGAAGCCGACGATCCAGGTGTTCTCAGGCGAGCCGACGAGCGCGGGGGTGTGTAGGATCGCATCATCCTCAGACGCCGCGCTATCGAAGAACGCCCCGCTGCCTCCAGGACCTCTATCCTCGGCAGGGCTCTCCTCGTTCAAGTCGGTGGACAGTGAGGTCAGAGAGCCTGTGTAAATGCGCCCCAGAGCAGTCTGATCTCTGGAAACGTCGAACCCTTCGATCCAGCGGAGTGCCATTAGGAGACCACCTCGATTCCGAACTGCCCGCCGTCGATGTCCGCCACGTCCCAGGCAGCAGCGGACGCAGGGTTGTCGTCGAAGACTTCCGTGAACTCGTCGAAGGTGGTAGAGTCCACGACGTGTGAATCTCCGTCCGCCTCGGTCGTGTCGGGATCGCGGTACGTCGTCTTGACCGTGCGCGTGCCCGCCGCCGCCATGCCGAGCTGTACGCCGAGTTGCACTGCGTGGATGGTGCCTGTGATCTGCGTCAGATCCTCGAAGGCGTAGAGATCCTGCTGACCGTTCGTGTCCGAGCCGTTCGTGCCGCCAGCCCCTGACTCGTCAGGCACAGCGTTGGCAGGGTCGTCCACGCTTGTGTAGTTGTCGCCAGTACCGTTGTTCGTCCACTGGACCGTGGCCCCGTTCGCGTTGGGCAGAAGGCCCTCGACCACCGACGGGCCGAGGAAGTCGTTGTTCTTCGCGCCTGTGCCGTCGAGGACGTACATATCGTCGTATCGAAGCGTGGACGAGAGGTTGGACGAGTAGCGAAAGGCGAACACGTTCCAGCCATCCGCCCCAGAGTCGGCGAGGTTTACGCCCGAGGCTGAGATGTCGAGCACGCCATTGTGGCGCAGCTCGTATGCCCCGTTCGTGCTCGTGCGCACCGTGACACTCAATTCGATGTAGTGCCACACGCCGAAGTCGAAGTAGCTCGACGTGGCCACGGTCGTGGCGCCGCGCTTGATGTGGAAGCGCACGCCCAACCCGGAGCTTGACTCCATCTCCAGGTGGAACTGTTCGTCTACCCCCAGCTCACAGTAGAGTCCTTGGTTGCCGCTGTTCACGGCAGCGTTGTGCGCAGCGAAGCGGAAACCGAACCCGAGCACGAACGTGTTGCCTGATCCGACCGCAGGCGTGACGGCCACCGTAGTCGTGACAGCCCCGGCGTTGCCGAAGACGCGCCCTGACTGGATCGTCCACGATCCAGAGAAGCTGGCGTACTTTCGTTGAAACTGCGCCGTCTGGGCGTGGGTCTCAAAACCTTCGATCCACTTGCATGCCATGGTTAGTTCCTCCCGTTGCTGCGGTCCAGCAGCGTGTTGATGTTCCCAGCGTTCTCTCGCATGAAGGCGAGGAGGGCGTTGCGCCCTCCGGCGGAGAGCGCGTCCATTTCCCTGTCGCCAGCGACGACAGCGGGCACTACGACGATCCGCTCCTGCGCCGCGCCCTCCGCGCCCGCGTTGGCATTCGCGATGCGGTCGGACACGAGCCCGCCGGACTGCATGCCAGTGCTGGGGCCGGCAGCTTCGGCGGAGGCGCTCCCTACAACAGGCATTGTACCACCGTTCATGGCTTCGAGCATGGGCAAACCGAAGGATTTCACCGCCGGGCGGCTCATCACGAACTCGCCGGGAGTGAGCCACGCGGGCACGGTGTCCGAGGCCGGGATGTGGCGGGGGCGCCGGGGTCGCCCGCCGCGCCGGAACCCCTGAACCCTGCGACTCTCGTGGTCTGGGACCTCACCACCCTTCGCGAACCCTCCGGGCGGGACAACCCCACCAGTCGAGAATCCCCCTCCGGCTCCGGCGAGAATGGCGGCGATAGCGGTCGCGTTTGCCAGCCTAATGCTGGCCACTTCGATGGCAGTGGCAACCTCCACAGATCCGATCTTCTGAGCCTCTTCCACGCTGTCCTTCTCGTCCCCGCCGAACCCGGCCGAAATCAAAGCCTTGGCGATGGCGAGTTCGATGAGCTTTTGAAGGATGACCTGCGCGATCTGTTGCAGCAGTCGGGCGAAGTTCTCCTTGATCGTGGCCGCATCCTTGGTGGGATCGAACACGTCCACGATGGCCTGCGAAGCGAAGGAAACGAAGCCTTGCAGGGCTGTAGTCGCGATCTCGATTCCGGCCTGGAACTTCGAGGAGAAGTTGTTCGCGAAGTCGTCGAACCCCCGCTCGAAGCCTTCGTTCAGGCTGCCGTTGAGGACCAGTTCGGCTTCGCGCTCTGCTACCTGGAGCTGCTCCAACCTGAATCTCAGGATCTCGGCTTCGCGCCTCTGGCGCGTGCTCAACGCCTTGATGGTAGCGTTGAGGGCACCTCGCTCTGCACTCCCTAGCGGGAGTTTGTCGCGCTGTGTCCGGAAACTCTGGATCTCCAGCGCGTTCTTCCGCTCCTGCGCCGCCAGCTCGGCCTGCGCGAGCGCCACGGCCTGCTGCGCGGACACGAGCGCGAGCTGGCGGTCCCCGGCCTGCGCCTGGATAGCGGCGGTCTTCGCACGCTCGGAGGCGACCTCGGCCTGGAGCAGGGCCGCCTCCTCGCGGATCGCGGGGAGAGTGTTGGCCGCGATGGTGGCGGCCTTGAGCCCGGCGAGTTCGAGCGATTGCTCCTCGGAGTTTGCGATGGCGGTCTGGAGGAGCAGTTGATCTTGCAGCGCACTGACGAGACCGCCCTCACCTTCGGTGATGAGCAACCTCTTCAAAGCCTTTTCGCGATCTTCGACAGGAGTTAGGAGGGCCTCATGGATCTGCGCCTCTCGCTCTGCCGATACGCCGCTTGCTTCGCGCAGGCGGATGATCTCACTCTCCACGTTGGCGAGGTCGCCCTTGATCTTGCGAAGTCGCTCGGCAGCCGCGATCTCCTCCTTGTTGAACGCGCCCTCGATCTGACCTGAGACACCGCCAGCGCCCGTCGAGCGCTGCGCTTGCTCGAACTCCTGCCCAGCCTTGATGATCTCCTCGTTGACCTTAGCAAGGGACTCGCCCAGGTCGGAGACCGAGCGGTTCGCGGTGGACACGAAGGCTTTGGCCGCGTCGGCAGCATCCTTCGCGGCTTGCTTGGGATCGAACCCGGAGCGGAAGCCTTCGCCCTTCGCGTTTTCCTTCGCCCGAGCCGCGATCGTGGCCGCGATCTCGTCTTGCACGCCCTTGAGCTTTGCTTTGGTCTGCGCGTTGATGTCGTCTATTTCGACCTTGTGAGCTGCCTTGCGGGTGGCCTGCAACTTCTCAAGTGCCTGTTCTTCTTCAAAGGCAGCGTCTTTGAATGCCTGCGCCGCCGCATCGTCGAACAGTAGTTCAGCATTGACGAAACCCAGAGCCTTGAGCGCGCTGCTCTTGGCCTTCGACACGATCGCGTCGATTGCACCTCCAAAGAAGTTGGAGATACTCTCCGCGATGCGTTGGACAGACCCTTGGACTGTGAAGAACGCGCCGAGCAGCCCAAGAGAGATGAGTTGGATCGTGTCGCGGATGCCGAGGTCGATGTCGAAGATTTTCTCCAGCACGAACTCGACGCCCTTGGCGATTGCCGTGAAGATACCCACCACGATAGCCCCTCGCGTGACGATCTTGAGCGTCGACAAGCTAATGGAGGACAGAGCTTTCTTGATGAGGAGGAGGTTGACGAGCCACTTGCCAGCGAAGGCTGCGGCAGCAGCGGTGTTGTCCGTCGTCGCCCCCATGAACTGCGCGAACTGCTGTACGACCCCTCCGACCGTCTGGAACGCAGAGATAAGCGCAACCACCACCCCACGGATAAAGTCGATCGAGATAGCGATAGCCGCCATCGTCGTCTCCAGCGTGCTCAGGCCGGTGCCGCCCGAGCTAAGTTCGCGCACGGACTCCACGACGCGCTTGATCGCATCGAAGACCTGCTGGAACGCCGCCACCACGTCGGGGCTTGGCTTGATGTTCCCTGCGGCGTCCTTGATCGACAGGAAGTTGTCGAACAGGTCGTTGCTCGCAGAGATCAACGATTCAAACAAGGGCGCTGCCGCCTCTCCCAGGATCTCTTGCACGAGGCCCTTGATGAGCGTCGTGATGCCGGAGAACGTCGTGCGCGCCTGTTGCTGGGCGGCCTCTGCGAAGCCCGCGAACTTCTCCTCCAGGAAGTCGAACAGCTCGCCCGTCTCCTTGAGGCGGCGCACGTCCTCGTTGGAGATGCCTAGCGCGGTCGCGATGCGCGTCGTGCGCGCCTGGATGGTGCCGCTCAGGAGGGAGCGCACTTCCTCGGCGAGTTGGTTCTGCGGGACGCCCAGCGCGGCAGCCGCCTGGGAGATGTCCACCGTGAGCTTGCGCACCTCGTCGAGGTTGAGCCCGGCGGCGAGACCGGGGCCGACCGAGACTTGGAAGGTGTCGAGCAGTTGCTCGAATGTAGCCACGGTGCGCAGCGAGTCCTGGCGCAGCTTGGCGGTCTGCTCGCGCGCAAGCCCGAGCGCAAGACCGAGCCGCTGGGTCGCATCTACCGACTGGCCCTGGGCGTCACGCACGTCGCCTAGCGTGGTGACCAGGCCCGCGATGCCGAGTTGCGCGTTGGCCACAGTGTCGTTGAACTTGACGCCCTCCTTGACGAGGTTCTGGAACTCTTGGAAACCGCGCCGCGCGAGGGTGAAGATCGCGAGCACGCCCACCAGTCGGCGGAACGTGAACAGGAGCTTCTGGGCCGTCGATACCTGGGTCTTGAGCGACTTCTCCAAAGCCTTCGCGCGACGCAGCGTTTCCGAGCCGCCCGCGAAGTCGGCCTCCCCGAATTGCTTGAGGGAGCGAGCCTTGAGCAGCTCGATCTGCTTGCGCACCACGGCCTCTTTGAACAAGGCAGACTCAAGCCGACGTGTTGCGACCAGCTCCTCGTTCTTCGAGTCGGTGACGCGCTGCTGTGCGAGAGCCTCGCGCTCCAGCCGCTTGATGCGAGCGCGCTCCGCATTGGCATCCCGCTGCGCTGCATTCCGCAGCGCGATGGCAGTACGCTCGCGGGCGCGCTGGGCCTTCGATGCAAGGTCCAGTTCACGCGCGAGCTTCCTGTTGGCCTCGGCCTGGGCGCGAGTTGCCCGCTCCTCATCGGTCAACGGCTTGACGACCGACTTGGTAGCAGCGGACAGCTCGCGCTGGGCCTTCGCCAGCTCCTTCGTGGCCTTGGCCTGATCGCGGATCTCCTTGGCGGCGGACTTCTGACCCCGGACGACCTTCTGGAAGTCCCTGAACTCGGCCTTCGACGAGCGAATCTCCTCACGGAACTTCGCCGTGGTCTTCGAGAACTCATCTCGGACCCGGATGGGGTAGTTCAAGCCTCCGCGATCGGTCATAGTTAGATGCTCCCGATCTCCCGATTGAAGTCGCTGGCCGAGCCAGCAGCTTCGGTGTGGATCCCTACCTGCCTCATCAAAGACTTGACGTACTCCTTGATCCCCTTACCGTCAGCTTGCGCGCCGTGGGCCATGTCGTAGATGGCGGCCACGCGCTGTCGGACTCGGTGTTCGTTGATGGAGGACATCAGCTCGTTGAATTGCAAGAGGTCGAGACGGTCTAGGTAGTCGGCGTCGAAGCCGAAGCCGACTGCGGCGACGAAGGCGTCTTGCAGGGCTCGCCACTGGTCGGGTCCGGCTTCTCCGAGCCCTGCCCGGAGTCGGCCACGAGCCCGTCGATCTTGGCCCGCACCAGCCCGACCAGGGACTCCCCCGCGTCACCGAACGTAGTCGCGTTAGCTTTCATCCAGCCTCGGAACATCTCCACGAGCATGGGCGCATCGAGGCCCTCGTACTCCTCGCCGTCGCCATACAAGAACTCCTCGACCTCCTGGGCCGAGCGCTCGCGCTTGTACTCGAACTCGTCGCGCAACGAGTCCATGAACAGCTTGCCGAGCAGGATCAGCGAGCGGGCGTCGGCCAACGTGCCGAGGATAGTGGAGATGGCCTTGGAGCGTTCGGTCTGGCGGTGCTTCGCCATCTCGATCGAGATGCCCTGGGTCTCGATGTCCTCCAGGAAGAAGTCGCCCTCGTGCTGGCGCTTCACGTTCGAGGCCGTGTCCTTCGTCTGGTCCGCGAACAGGGTGTTGATGGCCTGGGCCACAGGCTCCGCGAGATCGCGGGCTTCGGTCAGCAGGCCGACGCGGTTCGGATAGAACCGGAACTCCTGGCCGTTGACCTGATGTTTGATGCTCCGCTTGTCGCGGAAAGTGAACTTCTTGAACCGACTCATGTTGTCATCTGCCTTTGTGACGGGTGTTGGGAGAGGCCCCGAGCCTTGCGAGCCCGGGGCCGTGAAGCCTCGCGCAGGACTACGCCTGCTGGTCGTAGGTGCGGACGGTGAGCACCTGCGACGCATCGGTGACAGCCGAGTTGACTTCCGCGACGCCCGTGAAGGACATCGTTTGGAACTCGTCACCGATGAGCGGCAGGTCGCCGTCCGCAGACAGGCTGACCTTGTGAAACAGGTACTCGGACTTGTTCCCCTCGTCGCAAGCGTTCGTCTGCACGAACAGCAGCGCTCCGGTCACGTCGTGCTCGGTCAGGGCGTTGACCTGATCGAGGTCCTGAGCGACGGAGGCCCCGGCCGTGATGTTCCAGCCCACCACGTCGCCGTCCGCGACGAGGATCGAGCTGGGCAGGAAGCGAATCAGGCCCATCTCGGCGTCCACCTCGAAGTCCGTGCCCTCGACAAGGGCTTGCGGCGTGCCGGCCGGGTCCTCCTCGACGACGTAGGTGACACCCGCCGCGCCCAGGTCGTACACGCGCGCGCCCGTGTCGTCCTTGAGTTGGTACCACGCGCCGAGCTTGACCGCCGAGCTGATGAGAGCATCTTCGGCGTTGGCCCAGGTGGTGTCGTGCGGGTTGTCGTACACCTCGGTCGAGCCAGAGAAGAAGTCGGCGAGGTTGTCGAAGTTGATCTCGTCCAGGATGTACGCGAGGCCGACCTCTTGCGAGATGACGCAACGCTTGTCCGTGAACTTGATCTGCTCGCGACTCGACTGGTGGCGAATGTCCTCGGAGGACACGGTGATGTTGAACTCGGTCGCGTTGCCGAGGTCGCGGAAGCCGTCCGCATCGGGCAGACCGGCGGCGGTCAGCTTGGCGAGACGCACGATGCCACGCCCGAGAACATAGTCCCGGGTGTTGGGAGCGCCGCTGGTGTTGATTCCGGGCATGGGTTTCTCCTGTCGGAAGAATGGGTTTCAGTAGCTACTGATGGCACAGCTCGGCGACGAACCTGTACGTCGCTTCCGTGCCGTTCGACGCCCCGCCACGCGGCGGGTGTTCGTACTGGACCTCTTCGAGCAGCAGCAGGACCGACTGGTCCCTGCCGTCACCGAGGTCCTGCGGGATGGTGATGGGCGAGCGCATGAGGTCGATCTCGAAGTGCTCCAGCACCACTTCGGTGTCGAAGCGAAGCACCAAGAGCCACGCCCATCCCTGGCGCTCCTGGCGGAACTCGCGACCGTACTCGGAGTCCACCCCGAACACGCCACGGATCTCGTTGGCCTCGGCGGACTTGACCGACTGCGCCGCGCCCTCGGAGAGGATGCTTGGTCGCGCGACCGAGTACGACGCCTCCGGGAACGTGCCCGCGTAGGCACGCGCTTCGACGGCGGCTTGAATGGCAGTCTTGTACCCCACGGCCTAGTCCTCGGAGGGGGGATTCACGCCGCCCGAGCCCTTGAGGCTCATGCCGACGCGGGGAGTGTTGGGCGGGAACGAAGTCTGGCAATCCGGCGTGCCGTCCCAGACCTGCACGTCGTCGCAGGAGACGCCGCTGGAGTCGGCTAGCTCCTCTAGCGCGGCGGTGATGTCCAGCTCGCAGCGGCGCAGCTCCTCGTCCAGCTCCATCGAGGAGCGCTCGCGGACTGGCGCCTCCTCATTCCATCTGGCGTTCACGTCGCCGCTGGCGTCCATGAACGTGTTCGGGAGGAGGCGCAGCAGTTCGCAGCGAACCATCTGCACCTCCGTGGTGGTGGCGAGGGCGCGCAGCACCTCGTCCTCGGTCGTGGGCAACTCCGTAAACGGGAGCGCCACGAGCACGTTGGTCCTGGCCGTCCCCAGCGAGCGGTAGAAGCGTAGCCGCGCTCGTAGAATCGCCTCGTCGATGATCGCTTCCGTGTCCAGCGCGGACGCTGGCACGGCGGACAGACGCAGGCGCTCCTTGAGCGTCGCTTCGTTGGCAACGAACAGGGGTGCGGCCATGGACTACTCCTCGGTCTCGGGGGCTTGGGCGCGCGCCCTGGCTGCTTCGAGACCGGCAGCGGCCTCGGCGGACAGATCCCGCGTGCCGGTCTTGAGGGCGGACCCGCTGGCGTCCTGCGTCAGCTTGTCCAGGGCGAGCGTCTGCGGACGCGAACGGTCGTTGACCGGGGCGACTACCTGACGCATGCTGGGCTGCCAGCCGCTCGTCAAGAGCCGCACGGCGTCCTGCTCATCTTCGAGCTGGTCCGTGTCGTACTCCGGAGCGATCTCCAGGACCATGATGAGCAGATCCTCCATGGTCTTGCCGACCAGGGTACTGGGGTCTGCACGGAACGGATTGGCGGCGAGCGCCGCGACTACCTCTTGAGCAGCCTCGACCGAGATCCCAGCAGCCTCGATGCGACCCTCGTTG